GAAAATTTTAATATACTTTATTAGTAAAAATGTCAGCTGCTTTGATTGACCTTGTATCTAAAGGTGCTCAGGATGTGTACATCACTGGCCAACCTCAGGTCAGTTTTTTCCGTCAAAACTATAAGCGCCATACCAACTTTTCTATGCGCCCAGAACGTCTTGATTACATCGGTACTTTCGGTGCTTCTAATGAAGTCGTCGTCCCACTTCGTTCCAAGGGTGATCTCCTGAGCTATATCTGGATTGAAGCCGAAGATATCGCACACAGTGGTGGTAATAATGCCATGTTTGACGGATCGGCATCTCAGCCAACCACTTTCCAACTCTGGGTTGGTGGTCAGAAGGTGTGTGAACTTGACTCCCTCTTTATCATGGGTGTTCAGAACGTACTTTTTAATAATACCGGTGCTAAGGCCGCGAATCGCTCTGCTATTAACACTGCAAACACTGGTAATGCTATAGGTGATCACTTTGTTATCCCTTTCTTCTTTGGCGAAGATTGGACTAAGTGCCTTCCAATGGTGGCCCTCCAGTATCACGAAGTTGAGCTTCGTATCAAGCTACAAGATCAATATTCTTCCACTGTCACTCCAAAGATTTATGCTAACTACATCTACTTAGATACTGATGAGCGTAAGTTTTTCACCGACAACGAACATGAACTGTTGATCACACAAACCCAATACCAACCCGGAACCCAAGCCGACACTGAATTTGATCTTACCTATTTTAACCACCCAGTCAAAAGCTTACACTTGGTGTCTGGTACTACCGATGTTAATCAGTGGAATGATAACTATACTTTCGGAACCGCATCCCTCTACATTAACGGTACCGCCCTCTTTGAAAACATGTCTAACGTCTATCACCACGACGTTGTACCAGAAATGCATTGTACAGACTTAGACAATAGTCTTGCATCAGAGGAAGCTCTATACACATGGCCATTCTGTCTTGAATTGGCAAAGTCTCAACCAACTGGTTCACTTAACTTCTCCCGTATTGACAACGCCAAGTTGCTTTTGAATAACGTAACTACTAACGGTGGTACAAAACCTGCTCGTGTCTATGCGGTCAACTATAACATTCTCCGTATTAAGAACGGCATGGCCGGTGTCGCTTTCGGTAACTAATTTTATACACATTCAGTAATTTTAAAAATTACATATGATTGGACGGGATTTCAATGATATGTAACCTAAGTTGTTTTTGTTCGTGTAAAAATCAAAACAAAATGGATCTCTTTCACAAGTTGATTGATTTGGTTGACAAGAATGCAGAACGCATTCCGGAGGGTGATTATGTGGAGATGTGTAACGTCATTAGAGATCTTCGTGAGAGAGTGAGACCACCCCGATTTCTCCTTGATCAAAATGACCCACTTTGGATTACCGACTACGTACCTACCACTCCCGGGCAACCACAAGAGTGGATTGATCAAGACTCGGGTCTGAACGAGTTTCTTCAGGAATTACATGAAGAGTGGTCCAGAACGGACAATGAAAATGAGGATGAGACTCTCTCAGCTGCAGAGGCAATGGGACAATTGAGAGAGCACATTGTAGAACATGGAGTACCCGAGAGTATTACAATTAATCTTCGCTAAGTAAATCAATCTCTTGTTCATAGGTTTGTGACATTAGTATAGATTTAAGATCCCTTGAGAATGTAACATATGTTTTAGGAATATCTCCCCAAAGTCTCTCATTAGAAACGAATGCATCCATTCTCCCATCTGCCAATAGGGGCTCTAACAAAATCCAATTTGGTTCGTTATAGCGTATCTTTGTGCACCCTCTAGCAAACTTCCTTGCATATATGTACCACGCCGCGATACTCTTATATATATGCATGGGTCGTCTCCCCTCTTCCAAACACTTACGGAGTGATGGAACTATGAACGTATGAAACTTCGTGAATCCATCCATACATATCCTCTCTAAATCGTCAACATTCGTGGAGTTTGAAAACCTCTCCTCAACTTTGTCAACATATTCATGGATATCAAATGGAAGTTCCATATCAATTGATGGAACAATTTCTTCACTTTGAAGTTGTCTGAAATGTCTACGATGTTTTTCATCATTCATGACTTGATCAAATGTTTTGTATCCCGAGAGGACACCCAGGTATGCAAGTGAGGTATGACCTCCATTAAGAATACGAATCTTCGTCTCTTCGTATGGTTCCAAGTCGTGGGTCACAGTCACACCAACTTGTGTCAAATCTGGAAAGTCTGAGGCAAACTTATCCTCAATGACCCATTGTGTATATTCTTCAGTTTGAATGGCGGTGTTACCAAAACCATGGTACAAATATTCCACCTCTTCTTGTAATTCCACAGTCGTTCGTGGAGTTATGCGATCAACCATACACGACGGAAACTTTACGTTGTCCCTCACCCAATCTGCAAGTTCATATTGATTTGTCTGATAAAGATAAGCTAAAAATTGTGTTTCCAAAACGATACCATTCTGACGAATGTTATCACAACACAAAACTGTTATGGGTGTTTTCCTGTTTCTGAGACCACACGCGAGGTACTCAAAGAGGGGTGAACCTGGTGTGTAACCACTCTCCGTGACAGTTACAGTGACCAGGTGGACACTCGGAAGGGTGAGGAGGTGCTTAGCGATTGTTCTATTCTTTGTCCAATCTATGTAATCAAGGTGGGAACGTACCATTCTGTAGGATGTGGGTGTCTTCACGACATAGTCATCAATCTCCCTAAAACCTTCATTTCTGAGATTGACGGCGACAATACCCCAACGGAGATCTCCCGTCTTTTCCATATAATCATCAATGTACATGGCCTGATGGGCTCTATGAAAAGCACCATAGCCTATATGTACTATACCGGTTTGACATTCAGATTTATCATATGAAGTTTTATACATACGTTAATTTAGCCGAATATTATTAATAAGTTCATTTGTCTTCTCGTACATCCTCTTTCCATGGAAAGTCTTATCCTTGAGTTCCTCCCAAATGGTGAGACGATGCTCCAAAAACTTTAGGAACCTCTCTGGGTCGCCAGGGGACTTGTAACGGACCTTCTCACCCTGCATGGCTTTGTCAGCTGCCTCTACACGGGCAGCCATTGAACGCTCAGTAAGCTCATCAGGAGAGAGACGAGTGGACACATCAGCAGTCTTTCGGTTCATTTCTGAACATTAAATGTCCGCTATCTTTATATAAATGATTCCATTTCTAATTGTTGGTGGTCTCGCTGCTCTCACAGCTTACACATTCCTTGGTGAGAATCTCATATCTTCAGAAGAGGCTAAGCGTCTCATCAAAGAGGGTAAAATAAAGAAAGTCATTGATGTTCGTACAGCGGTTGAATACAGAGCTGGACACTATCCCAGAGCTTTACACATCCCCGTAGATAAGATTAATGAAAAGACAACATCAGAACTTCCCAAAAGTGGATTACTCGTCTACTGCAACACTGGACAACGGGCCAGATTTGCGGCAGAGAAATTAACTGAACTTGGTTTTAAACAAGTCTATTACATTTCTGGGTACTACACTAGTCTACTTTAGTTTCACACCCAAAACTCTTCTCAACTTTTGCATAATCTGAACATCGGGTATAGCCCTACCAGATTCATACGCACCTATAATACTCGCATTTACACCCACCGCGTTTGCTAAATCTTTTTGTGTCTTGAAACCTTTAGCAATACGTCCTTGTTGAATCATTTTAGCCGTGGAAAGTGGAACCTTGTTGTGCGTCCCCAACTCTTCACGATCCAACTTTTGATCCTTCGTCACTTCGCGATACGGTTGTATGGGTCGCGAAACATTGTGTTTCGCTCCGTGGATGACGACAGGATTCCAATCTTGGTGATTCATATGTTTAATTATTGTGTCTATTTTTTAATAGTCTATCCAGTCTAGGTTTTTCCTTATTCATAAAAACTACAAGTGTTGAGAGTTTACCTTCAATAGAAACCTGACCATGGGATGTATTTGTATATTTAGAGACTTGGTCAAGTCTCACAAAATCAACTTGTGTCATCTTTTGAGGAGGAGCCTTACTGTGATGTACAGCTAAAACAGCTGCATCCCGTTTTGTCTCCTTAGGAACAACCTCACCTTCATAACAAATTACTACATGAGAACCTGGATAACCTGATACATGCATCCACCATTCCATAGGATTACTCGTCATCGTGAGTTGATCGTTTTCTTTCGCATTTTCACCAACTCGTAGAATAATACCGTCCAGGGATTCATAGATCTTCATGTGAGTAAATACAACAGAATCTTTATCTGAATTATAGTAATGCACGTCGTCTTCCAACCAAGTCCATCCGTGACCCACAGATACAGGGTAACCCTGCCAAACCAACGTTCTATTGACTTTGGAACCAAAGGTGTCTCCACCTATAGTGACCACGGTAATCCTCGTCTCATGCGTGCACACCTTCTTAGAAAGGGGGCTATAATTCCTAAGAAGGTACGTATAGAGACAGATCCATATGAAATCCACCGCGAAATGTTGAAAGTTGATGAGAGCACCCAAGAAGATTGGGATGATTATTTTAGGGCTGACTATTGGGAAAGGTGGATTCTTTGGTCATACCCAAATGTCAATCATGCAAAGTTGTTCATGACTATGCAAAAGGGTATGCTTTTCATGCC